ATTTAAAGAAGGCTCAGTTTACAGTTCAGCGCAAGCAGGAACTGTTTAATGAATACACTGCAGCAACAAATGCTGCTGAACGTGCCAATGCTTTCCAGAAGATTGAACAAGAACTGTTTAATACAGTAGCAAAACAATTTGGGTTTGACGAATCAGATGTCCGTGCAGCATGGTCACTATTCGCTGGTGGTCGTTCTAAAGCACACAACATTATTCGTGAACGTGCTTATACTGGAGCAACAAAGACACTAGATGATGGCAGAGTTGTACCAGTTGGTGCAAAGACTACCCCAGTTCTTGGCTCTGAAGACCTTAAATACATTATTCCGCTACCACTAAACGAAACACAACTGGTAAAACAACTACCAGTTCTTGATATTGACACAATGTATAATGCTTTAAACCGTCTATCAAGAGCACGTCGTTCAGATAAGGTAGGCGTATATTACAAGACTAGGGCTGGTGCCGTAGATTTAATTGATGGCCTAGATTCCCTTATTAAGTTTGAGGTTCTTGCCCGTATTGGTTATCCAGTAAGAAACGTAACTGAAGGATTCCTTCGTATCCTTACAACTACTGGACCATTAGCCCTTGTTGGTGGCTTGAGAGAGTCAACTCGCAAGATGTTTAACAATAGATTTAAAGATGCATCTCTTGAAGATATGTATCAGTGGAGCGATGACGTCAAACTACAGGCGCATAGAGATGAATTAGATGCTATGCGTGATTTGGCTGATGACCCAGATTTGATTGATGCTCAGATTGCTGACATTGACAATATGCTTGCTGGTAAAACAGAAGTTAAAGATAAGTTTGGTCTAGGTCTTCGTACTATCGATGGCATTACCTATGAGGATGCACTAGGTGCTGGACCTGAACAGGCTGAGTTTATTAAGAAGAAGTTCATTGCTGAGTCTGCTAGACTAGTAGATGACCACCTATCTCAAACTCGCACCAAGTTGAACAATGTATTTGAAACAACTGGTGATTTCGTAGTTATTCGTGGCGATGACCCTAATTGGGCGCAAGCATATGAGCGAGTAGTTAACCGTCAGGTACGCAATTCTAAGATTACACAGATTCTTTTGCAGAATAAACCAAGAGAACAGTTACTTGACGAGGCTGAATACTTCTTACTAAAGACTGATGAAGGTCGCAAGATTATGCGTGTCCTTGCTATGGGCAGAGATGCTCGTGCTATTGCAGAAGCAAACATGGATAACATTGACGAACTATTCCCAGCATGGGCTTCTAGTCTTAAGGACATAGCAAAGACTCGTAAGATTACATACGATGATATTAAGAAGACTTTTGGCACAGATACACTAAACTACCCAGCAGTTAATGCTGCTCAGGTAGGTGCCGCTAATGGAGCACACCAAGCAATACGATATGCTTCTGGTATCCGCGATAAGTTCTACAAATACTTTGGTGAAATTCCAGAGACGAACCTTGTACGTCAACCATTATTTGTAGATTTCTACCGTAAGCGTATGGATGCACTTGTTCGCAATGCTATTGATACATATCCTGGTGATACAATTCCACCAGAATATATACGTAAACTAGAGAACAATGCTCGCCAATGGGCTAGAGCGGAACTACGTCGTACTGTTTATGATACCTCAGAGCGTGTAGATGCGGCGTATACAATGCGCTATGCATTCCCGTTCTTTGGTGCATTTGCAGATGTGGCTGAAAAGTGGAGCCGTATTGTAGTTAATGACCCAACTGTTTTCCGTAAGATGGATATAGTTTATAACTCGCCTGACCGTGCTGGCATTACAGAAGAACGAGACGGTAAAACATACATCAATATCCCTGGTGAATGGGTAAAACGTATGTCCTTTGGTAAGGTTGATAGACCTCTTGCTATTCCTAAAACAAGCCTTGACCTATTATTCCAAGGTAACCAATGGTGGAATCCAGGTGCTGGTTGGTTCGTACAAATGGGAACTTCGTTCTTTATTAAGGCCGTTCCAGATGCAGAACGACTTGCTTTAGTAAAAGAGATTCTACCTTTCGGTCCTACTGGTACAACACCAGGTGAATTTACTAAAGACCTGTTGGTGCAGAATGCTGGTCTTAAACGTATCGTTTCTATATTTGATAATGATGACCCAGTACGACGCAACCTAACAGTTCTTATTGCTATGGAAGAGAATCACAAGTACGATAATGGACTTCGTGATACCGCTCCAACGACAAAAGAAATTGATACTAAGGCAAAACAAATCCTTGCTCTAGAAGCAGCGGCTAAACTCACCCTACCTTTTGCTACAAACACTCGTTCTCCTTATCAGTTCTATATTGATGAGTGGCACAGGTTACGTGAAGAAGACCCCGAGAATGCATCTCAGAAGTTCTATGATACATATGGCGAAGAATTCTTTATTTTCTCTACAAGTCTATCTAAGAACAATACTGGTATTGCTGCTACAATCGAGGCAGAGAAACGTTCTCGTGAACTATCTGACTTGATTGCTAAGAATCCAGAGTATGGTTGGTTCATTGTAGGCGATGCTAATGCTGGTGAGTTCTCACCTAGCGTATATCAAAGCCAGCGCAATACCCCAGTTGCTCCTGGTAGCACGAGAAATTTCCGTGAGTCTCAAGACCCATACGATGCTATTGCATCTACTCAGGCTGAAAAAGGATGGATTACCTACAACAAAGGTATGGATATTCTTGAAGCAGAGCGTATTGGAAGAGGCTTACCTAGTTTAAATGTGAAGGCAGCAGAAGATTTGGCTGACCGTAAGCGTCAGTTTATTCAAGAACTTAGTGAAGAGAACCCAGAATGGGCAGAAGTTCGTGGAAAGATTGACACCCAAAAAGTATATAACTTCTTGAAGTTTGCCAATGATATAATCTCTGACCCTAGGGTTTCTGGAAGAGCAGACTTACAAGGTATGTCTGACTATCTTGAAGGACGTGAATATGTCCGTAGTATACTTGCAGGCAGAAATAGTAAGTCTATAAATGCTGTAGAAAATCAAGACATCAAGGAAATGTGGGACACATTTACTGGTGGATTACTAGATGAATATATATCATTCAGTAGAGTATACAATCGTATCCTTGAAAATGATGATTTAACGAAAGGCCTGTAGAGTGAGCAATGCATTAGATAATCTAAAGAGCGGTGGTACAGCCTCTACTGCTGGACAAGTCTATGTTGGTGCTGGCAAGAAGAAAACAATTACGCTTAAAAGAAGCGGAATGAAACTAGAGATTGAATCAGAGACTGCTAAGGCTAGTGATTTAAAATCAAGTTATTATACTGACTCAACTGTTGAGGCTAATTGGATTAGAACTCTTGGCAAGTATGGCTATGGTAATGTAGACCCACTCAAGGCTGCAGCAATTTATGAACTCGCCGTAGATGGTGCAAGTGACTGGTATACAAAATCTAAAGGTTCTCGCAAGATAACACCTGAACAATACCTACAATGGTATTCGAAGAACCAAGGTGTGGGCGACGAAAATAAACCTAAGGTATCTGTACAAAAGTATCTATTTCAACCAGAAGAAATTCAATCTTTGATTGATGATACACTTAAAAGCGTTCTTGGACGCAAGGCTACAGATAGCGAGAATAAAGAATTCTATACTGCTATCCAAGGGATGATTGACGCAGGAACGGTTACTACAACCAAGAAGGTTGGTGGTAAAACCGTCACTGAAACTAAGCCTGGATACACTAAAGAAAAAGCCCAAGCCTTAATTAAAAAGAGTGTAGAAGAAAAGGCACCACAAGATTTAGCGGAGAAGCAGAGCCTTGACTTTGCCGACTTCCTATCAGGACTAGGAGGTTAATGTGGCAGATACAGCATTTGGTATTACCGCTGATTTAATCAGGCAATTTCCAGAACTTCAAAAGGTATTTGACCTATGGAAGGCTGGCAATACAACTGACGCAGAACTAGAATATTATAAGACTAGTTACTACAAGAATCTTACTTCTAATGCGCAGACACGCCAAAAGAAGAAAGCATCTCAGCCAGGTGTATATGCTCAAGAACTTGAGGCGTATAAACTTGAGCAGAAGAAACGTCTTACCGCTAGAGGTATAACTGTTTCTGATGCTACTCTGGAAGATGCATATCTTAAAGGACTTAGCGACTCACAGGTGGACCTTAATGCTTTAATTGCTGCTAAGGGCAAGCCAATTGGTGGTTCGACACTAGGCAGTGTTCAGAGTCTTAAAGAATATGCTGATGCTTTTGGTATGTCATACTCCCAAAGAAGTTTAGATGCATGGTCTCAGGGTATATTTTCTGGCACAACAACTGCTGATGATATTCAAGCACAGATTCGTAGAGATGCATCTAGTGCATTTCCAGTCTACGCTGACCAGATAAATAAAGGAACTAGTGTTGAGGCATTAACCTCAGCCTATAAGTCTTCTATGGCTAACATATTAGAAATTGATGCAGATAGTATTACATTTAACGACCCTACTCTTCGTCGGGCTTTACAGTATATCGGACCTGATGGCAAGCCAGCAGTTAAACCAATATGGCAATTTGAAACTGAACTTCGTCAAGACCCTCGTTGGGAAAAAACAGACGGTGCTAGAAAAATTGTAGACTCACTATCATTAAAGGTCCTTCGTGACCTTGGATTGGCGTAAACATGGCTGCTCCTAAAGTCCCTATTGCTAGCACAACTAAAGTACAATCAGGTCAAACAATATCTGGTATTGCTGCAAAAGCAGGAGTAAGCGTTGCGGCTATTGCAGCCGCTAACCCACAGATTACCAACCTAAATAAAATTAATGTTGGCCAAACAGTTAAGATTCCAGTTGTTGATACTGCTACCAAAACCGCAACTAGCACTTATGCTGGTGGAGTAACTGGTGGAACAAATCCCTTTTCTCCTACATCAGGAGTAAGCGCAGCAAAACTTGAAACAATTTCCAAGGCTGCTGGAGTTACTCCAGTATCTGGTTCAACAGGTGCTACTGGTGCTACAGGTTCTACTGGTAATGCAGCAGCAGACGCCGCTAAAGCAGCGGCAGATGCAGCAGCAAAGGCTGCAGCAGATGCAGCGGCTAAAGCCGCAGCAGATGCACTAGCAGCAGCAGAAAAAGCGGCAGCAGAGGCTAAGGCTAAAGCAGATGCAGAAGCAGCAGCACGTGCAGCAGAACTTGAAAGAATTAAAGCAGAACTTCTTGCAGCAGCAGATGCTGATAGACAAGCACTTCTTGCTCAACTTGCAGCAGCACAAGCAGCGGCAGATGCCGCAGCCGCAGCAGCAGCAAATGCAAATGCAGCAAATACAGCAGCATTAGCGGCAGCAAATACAGCAGCGCAACAGAAGGCAGCAGAAGATGCAGCGAAGGCTGCAGCAGAAGCAGAACGTGTGGCAGCGCAACGTGAGTCTGTAGGAAAAATTGTAGCGGATAGATTTGCTAAGTATGGTCTTGCTACTCTTGGAGCCAAGGTTCTCGACCTTGCTCGTCAAGGATATTCAGAAGACACAATTACATTAGAACTTCAGAATACCCCAGAGTATCAGCAACGATTTGCAGCAAATGCTGCACGCATTAAAAAGAACTTAAGTGTTCTTACTCCTGCGGAATATCTTGCTAACGAAGATGCTTATCGCCAAACACTTCGTGCATATGGTCTAACTCAATTTGATAATGATGCATATGTAAGACAGTTCATTGAGAATGATGTATCTCCGTCAGAGTTATCAACTCGTGTATCTATGGCAGTTCAGAGAGTTCAGAATGCTGACCCTGCAATTGCTAGAACACTTAAAGATTATTATGGAATTGGCTCAGCCGACATGGTTGCCTATGTTCTTGACCCTAATCAGCAATTACCTAAGATTCAACGTCAGATTGCAGCAGCCGAAATTGGCGTAGCCGCAAGAGTACAAGGACTTGAGACTGGTGTTTCTGTAGCAGAACAACTAGCAGCACAAGGAATCACACAAGCCGAAGCACAAAAGGGATATGCAACAATTGCAGATATCCTACCTACCGCACAGAAGTTAAGCGAAATCTACGGAACAACACTTCCTGGATATAACCAAGCAGAGGCAGAACAAGAAGTATTTAATACTCTAGCCTCAGCGCAACGTAAACGTAAAGCACTTACTGAGAGAGAAATTGCATCATTCTCTAGTAAGTCTGGAACTACAAAAACGTCGCTACTTAGCACAACAGGCGGACAATACTAGAATCCTGACATTGACCTATCGGCCCAATGCAGCGTATAAGACCGACAGTAGGAGCCAGCCAGTTTCCCCGAACTGAACTGCGGCCTGCGACTAACAACGAATAGAAGGGTGGTAGTTGCTATGAGCAACAATTACTGGGAAGACGAAGACGAAGACCTAGATACTGACCAAGGTTTCTCTGGTGATGGAAGTGACTTGATTAAGAAGTTACGGAAAGCAAAGAGAGCCGACGAAAAGCGTATTAAGGAACTCACTGAGCAACTTGAAGGATTATCCAAAGTGCAGCGTGAGCGAACCGTCAAAGAAGTCCTGGAAAAGAAAGGCGTAAACGCTAAGGCTGCACGCTTAATTCTTAAGGATATCGATGATGTTAACGAGGAGACAGTTTCTAACTGGCTCGATGATAATGCAGATTTATTCGGAATTAAAGTACAGCAAGATGAATCCAACATGCCAGAACAAGACCGTGCTGCCCTAAGGCAACAGGATGTTCTAACACAAGGTGCGTTTACTCCAGACAGAATGGAAGAACTTAACTCAAGAATTGACAATGCAGATTCTATGGATGCATTGTTAGATGTTCTTCGTTCACAACAATAATCATAGTTTCTAGTCACTGGAGGTGACGAATGGCTACAGTAAATTACACAACCACAGGTTCTGCCTCTCTTGGAGGAACCGCTGGTGGTGCTGGCCTAGTACAGAAGGCGTATGACCGTCTTCTAGAATTCGCTCTCCGCTCTGAACCACTAATTCGTTCAGTCGCAGATAAGCGCCCAGCACGTCAAGCAATCCCTGGCTCAACAGTCGTTTTACAACGCTATGTTGACCTTTCAGCAGCAACAACTGCACTAACTGAAAACGACGATGTCGATTCAGTAGCAATGTCAACACCAACATCAGTAACCATTACTCTTGCAGAGTACGGTAACTCAGTGTTGGTAACTCGTGCATTAGAGTTATTCTCTCTTGCAGATGTTGACCCAGCAATTGCAAACATTATTGCATTCAACCTAGCAGATTCTATTGACTCCGTAGCAATGACAACATTGCGTGGCGGTTCAAACGTAATCTACTCAGGTTCAACTGCAACTTCAACAGCAACAGTTACCGCTGCTGCTACACTTTCATCTGCAAACCTACGTAGAGCCGTTGCTAAGTTACGTGCTAACAAAGCCGTTGCTCGCAAGGGTAGCCTATACTGGTGTGGTATCCACCCAGAGGTTTCACACGACCTTCGTGCTGAGACAGGTTCAGCAGGATGGTTGCTTCCTAACCAATACGGTTCTGCACAAGACCGCATCTGGGCAGGAGAAATCGGAACATACGAAGGTGCATACTTCGTAGAGTCCTCACGTCTGTACAATGCTACTGACGGTGCTTCATCTGCACGTGTTTATCGTACAATTCTTTGCGGACAGCAAGCATTGGCCGAGGCAGTTGCAGAAGAGCCACACGTAGTAATCGGACCAGTAGTTGACCGCTTGATGCGTCACCGCCCAATGGGTTGGTACGGCGTACTAGGCTTTGCTCGCTACCGCGAAGAGGCACTATTCCGAATCGAATCAGGTTCATCAATCGCTTAGTTGATTGACGGTAGGGCTAGGGGAAACTCTAGCCTTACAGTAAGTTCATTAAGGAGAACAATGGCAAACTATATATTTACTACACCGAATGTGCAAGAAGCCCCTTCGGGTAAGCATCGCCTATTCTATTTTTATAAAAGAAATGTAGGTGTTTCTGTAGTAAAACAAAATGGTTCTTATAGAATAAGTCGCTATCCACTAGACCCTAGTGTAGAGACATATCAAGAATTTTATATAGGTGGCCATAAACATATAGTAGATGATGCTACAAAGTCTGCACTAATATCATCTGGTATAGGAATAACAGAGGCAAATTTCACAGCAGCGTAAGGGACGAGTATGGCAAAACATTGGGAAGACCATCCTGTAGAAGTTGAAGGATGTTTTGGATGCAAGGTAATGAATCTTCAGGTTAATGCAGGAGATGCTAAGAGAGATATTCCAGATAAAAAATGGAATGCAGAATTACAGGCTTACCGAGATGCAAGAGCACAAGGTATTCAGCCAGCAGGAACTACTATGCGTCACGTAGAAGAAGCGCATAAAGCATCAGAGATTTTAGGCAAAGCGTATAATGCGGACACTATGCCTAAAACGAAAGATATCACACCAAAAGCCGCAGCCGTAATGAAAGAGATAGGACAAGTATAATGCCAAAAGTAGGAAAAATGGAATTCCCTTACACTCCAAAAGGTAAGGCTATGGCCAAGAAAGCGGCGAAGAAGGCTGCTTCTAAGAAAATGGTTATGAAGAAGATGGGCAAGAAGAAGTGAAGAAGGCTGCTGCCCAAAAGAAAATTTCTAAGGTAATGAAAGAGTTTAAGGCTGGCGAACTTAATGTTGGCAAGTCTAAGAAGAAAGTAAAGTCTAAGAAGCAAGCAGTTGCTATTGCTTTATCTCAGGCTGGTATGTCCAAGAAGAAAAAGTAATGTCTTCTGGAACATATAAAAGACATGATGGTTTTAATCCAGTTCAAATTAAGAATGGTCTAGTGGTTCGGTTAAACAAAAACGGAACCATTAGGTCAGTCTTAGGAAAGTATGGGGAATATGGAAAGCAAAAGGGACCCAAGGCTCGCTAGAGCAGGAGTGTCTGGTTTTAATAAACCAAAGCGTACTCCTAAGCATCCTACTAAATCACACGTAGTTGTAGCCAAAGAAGGAAGTCAAGTAAAGACAATTCGATTTGGTCAACAGGGTGTTACTGGAGACAGACAACCTACAGCAAGACAGAAATCTTTTAAAGCACGTCACAGAAAGAATATTGCTAAAGGCAAAATGTCTGCAGCATATTGGGCGGATAAAGTAAAATGGTAGCAAAGAAAAAGACTAAGTCTAAAGTTAATGCTGCTGGCAATTACACTAAGCCTGAGATGAGGGCTAAGTTGTTTAAGAAGATTAAGGCTGGTTCTAAGGGTGGAGACCCTGGAGAATGGTCAGCCCGTAAAGCACAATTACTTGCTGTTCAATACAAGAAGGCTGGCGGAGGTTATAGATAATGGCATTAGCCAAATCTCAAAAGTCTTTAAAAGACTGGACTAAGCAAAAGTGGACAACCTCTGATGGTAAACCATCTAAGGGTAAGAAAAGATATTTACCTGAGAAAGCATGGGCAGCACTTAGCCCTGCTGAGAAAGCCGCTACTAATAAAGCAAAGGCTGCAGGTAATGCTAAAGGTAAACAGTTTGTTAAACAACCTAAATCAATAGCAAAAAAAGCAGCAAAGTACAGATAGGGACACAGGGGACTATGAGCAAAAAAGATTCTATTGCACTGGTATGGTGCGATAATGGAATGGTAGATGGCAAGTTTATGCAAGGCGTAACAGATGTTATGTTAAAGTCTGGCGTAGAATTTGCTACATCTTTAAGAAGTCAAGGCAATCAAATTGCCAGACAACGACAGACAGTAATTGATTATTGGTATGATAAGACTGATTACGAATGGCTACTATGGGTAGACTCAGATGTAGTAATTAGTCCAGAAAAATTTAGACTGTTATGGGACAACAAGGATGCTAAAGAGCGTCCTCTAGTTACTGGGGTATACTTTACCACAGATAATCCTGAGGAGCCTTTAATGATTCCGATGCCCACAGTGTTTAGTTTTGTTAATGATGGAGAAGGTGGCTTTGGATTATCTAGAGTACACCCACTACCTGAGAACAAACTAATTAAGGTAGATGCTGCAGGGTTTGGATTTATCCTAATGCACCGCAGCGTAGTTGAAAAGGTAAGAACCGTAGCACCAGATGGACAGGTGTTTATGGAAATGGGTAGAGGAACTAAATTCATAGGAGAAGATATATTCTTCTTTGCACTATGTGATAAGGCGGAGGTTCCACTCTATTGCCACACAGGAGCCACTGCTCCACATATGAAACGTTTTTCATTCGATGAACATTATTACAAGGCATTCTTTGGTAAACCCAAGGAAGAGCCTAAGTCGAAACTTATCACCCCTGATAAGAAAATCATTACACCTAGATAGGATAAACAATGCCAACAGGTACCGCTGGTAGCACATTATGTGCTGAATTAAATCGCCTAGCAAATGGTGGAACTTACCCTGCAATAACAGCATTTCTTGATGAACAAGGTGCTGCTAATAAATGGGCTGGAACTACAGGTCAAGCAATAATTGGAGCCTTAAATAAAAAGGCAAGCGCTGGTAGGGCGCCTTCTGCTTATAAAGATTTAAACGGTATCTGTAATGAACTTGCTGGAACTACTGGCAAATCAGCAATTGACGCATTAAGGAGCATAGCCTCTTGACAACTACATTATCTAATCTTATCGATGAAGTATTAATTAATCTTTCTGGCTATACATACCAACAGGAAAGAACAACCTATCTTAAAACTGCGGTGTCTACAACCACATCTTCATCTACATCACCTACAATTCTTAGCCTTGGTTCTACCGAATCAGTCGGTAAGGGTATCGTAGAAATTGGCGAAGAGTTAATGTGGATTGATACATTTGACCGTATTGCTAATACTGCTACGGTATCCCCTTACGGTAGAGGATATCTAGGAACAACTGCCAGCACACACGCTGCTGATTCTAAGGTTGCTATCTCTCCAGTATTTCCACGTAACTCAGTTAAAAAAGCAATCAACGATACAATTCGCTCTACTGGCTCTTCTATGTTTGCAGTCAAGAGTATGACATTTACCTATGAAGCACCAGTTACAACATATAATATTTACGACGGATATGTTATCTCAAATGTTCTAAGCATTATGTGGCAGTCCGTTGGTCCATCTGAAGAATGGATTCCAGTACGCAGATGGTCTTGGGATTCTAAAGCAGACTCCACTGCTTTTGCCGCTAATGCACAAACAATTACTATCGGTGATTATATTACACCTGGAAGAACAGTTAAAGTAATCTATGCTACAGACGCAGAAGCCTTTACTTCTAACTCACAAGACTTTGCCACACAAACTGGTCTACCAGAATCATGTAAGGATGTCATAATCCTTGGGGCCGCATATCGTTTGCTAACATATCTAGACCCTGCTCGTGCTGCGCAAATCAGCCCACAAGCAGACGAGACAGATAGCAAGCGTCCATTTGGTGCGTCGAATACTGCGACCAAGCAGTTGTATGCTTTGTATACACAACGCTTGAAAGAAGAAACGTCACGCCAACAAAATCAATATCCAATCCGCGTCCACTACAGCCGATAGGGAACTAAATGACAATACGCAAATACTCCTCTCGTTCTCAACAAACGACACTAGCGTCAGCAATTACATCAGGCGATTTAACTATGACTGTAATTTCTGGCTCGCAACTAATGGGTGGAAAGACACCTGCATCAACTGAAACATATACAGTTGTTATCGACCCAGATACAGCCAATGAAGAAATTGTAGATATAAGTAATTACTCTTCTGGCAATACACTTACTATTACTCGCGGAAGAGACGGCTCAACGGCTGTAGCCCACTCCGCTGGTGCAGCAGTACGCCATATGATTATTGGTCGAGACCTACAAGAGGCTAATGACCACATCGAGAATACTACAACAGCGCATGGTATCACTCTTGCTAACGTCGTAAAGACTACTGATACTGGGGTAGTGACCAGTACAATGATTCTTGACGGTACAATTGTTAATGCCGATATTAATTCTAGCGCTGCTATCGCAGCAACAAAGATTTCAGGCACAGCGATTACCGCTGCTGATACTGGTACAGTAACCAACACAATGCTTGCTGGCTCTATAGCACCTGCTAAAGTAACAGGCACTGCTATTACAGCAGCCGATACTGGTACTGTAACAAGCACCATGATTGCCGATGGCACTATTGTAAACGCAGACATCAACTCTGCAGCAGCCATTGCATCTACTAAAATTTCAGGTACAGCAGTAACTCAAGGAGATACTGGAACTGTTACCTCAACAATGATTGCGGACTCAACTATTGTCAATGCTGACATTAGTGCATCTGCTGCTATTGACAAGACTAAGATTTCTGGAACTGCAATTACTGCAGCAGATTCAGGTACAGTTACATCTACTATGATTGCAGATGGAACAATTGTTAATGCTGATATCAATGCTTCAGCAGCAATTGCTCTAAGCAAGTTAGCAACTGACCCATTGGCTCGTGCTAACCATACTGGTACCCAGACAGCATCAACTATCTCAGACTTTGATACACAGGTGAGAACATCTCGCCTAGACCAAATGGCTGCTCCTACTGGCTCAGTATCATTAAATAGTCAGAAGATTACCAACCTTGCTACACCTACATCTAATGCTGATGCTTCTACGAAACTTTATGTAGATACCCAGATTAACAACCTTATTGATGGCGCTCCATCTACATTAGATACTCTTAATGAGATTGCTGCAGCACTTGCTGATACAGCAAACTTCTCAGATACAGTAGTTCTTAAGGCTGGCTCTACAATGACTGGCAACCTAGCAATGGGTACAAATAAGGTTACTGGTCTTGGAACACCTACATCTAGCACAGATGCAGCAACTAAGGCATATGCAGATACAATGCTTCCACTAGCAGGTGGCACTATGACTGGTGCTATTGCTATGGGAACTAACAAAATTACAGGATTAGGCACACCAACTGCCAATACTGATGCAGTTACTAAAGCATATGCGGATACAATTATTACATCTGTTGCCGCTGATGCAGCAACAGCATCTGCAGCAGCAACTGCTGCAGCAGCATCGTATGATTCATTTGATGACCGTTACTTAGGTGCTAAATCATCTGCCCCATCTACAGACAATGATGGCAATACATTAGTTGCTGGTGCTCTTTATTGGAACACCACAACTGGTGCTATGCAAGTATGGAATGCAACAACCCTATCATGGGGTGGTATTACATCTGCAGTGTCATCTAGTCGTTGGAGCAAAACAATGTCAGGTGGAGAAACCACATTAACTGGAACAGATGATAATTCAGTAAGTCTTTCTTATACAGCAGGATATGAACAAGTTTATTTAAATGGTGTTCTTCTAGTTCGTGGTATTGATTACACAGCATCTACTGGAACAAGTGTTACTGGATTATCTCCAGCCCTTGCTGCTAACGATGTGGCTGAGGTTTTATCTTGGACACCATATAGCGTTGCCAATGCTCTAACAGTAACACTTGTAGATGCAAAGGGTGACTTACTTGTGGGAACAGCAAGTGATACAATTGGAAGGTTAGCAGTTGGAACAAATGGACATATTCTTACTGCAGATTCAACCCAAAGTTCTGGTGTCAAATGGTCTGCGCCTTCTGGTATAACAACGCTAGACCTAACATTAAATGCTCAAACAGGCACAACTTATACTACTATGCTTAGTGATAAAGATAAGTTTGTAACTCTTACAAATGCATCTGCAATTACATTGACCTTGCCGCCTTCCGTGTATAGTGCAGGACAACAAATACACTTTGCTCAACTTGGGGCAGGTCAGGTAACATTTGCACAAGGTGCAGGTGTAACAATTAACTCAACTGGTGCAACAGCCACCGCTCCTAAAATAAGAGCACAGTATGGAACTGCAACAGCAATTTGTACAGCAAGTAATACTTTCTTAGTGATTGGAGATATAGCCTAATGAGTCGCGCTAGAACTAACGCAGATAACGTCGCTGGTGACATTTCAGGTGTAACAGCCTCGACAGGGTTAACAGGTGGTGGAACTTCTGGTACTGTATCCGTATCTATTGATACAACAGTCACAACAGACCTTTCAACAGCCCAGACACTTAGTAACAAGAACTTAACAAGCGGAACTAATACATTCCCAAGTTCTCTTGCTACACTTACTGGAACCGAAACGCTTACAAACAAAACTTTAACTGCTCCAGTTATTGACTTAGCATTAAATGCGCAAACTGGAACAACATACACATTTGTTTTAACTGATGACGGAAAACTTGTAACAGCATCTAATGCTTCTGCAATTACTGTAACAATTCCCCCAGCATCATCAGTAGCCTATAACGCTGGTTCACAACTTAACATTGTACAAAAAGGTGCAGGGCAAGTTACTTTTGCTGCTGGCTCTGGCGTAATAATTAGAAGCACTGGGGCAACTGCCGCAGCGCCAAAACTTCGTGCTCAATACTCATCAGCAACTGCTATTTATGAAGGTTCTGATGTATGGTATGTGATTGGAGATATAGTCTAATGCCTATTCTTGGAGTTATTGCTTCTTCTAAATACATTCCTCAAAATCTTATTGTTGACTATCTTGTAGTTGGCGGTGGTGGCGGTGGTGGTGCATACACTGGTTCTGGTGGCGGTGGAGCAGGTGGACTTCGTTCAACTGTTACTGCTACTGGTGGTGGAGGTTCACTGGAAACCCCATTAACTCTTTTAAATAATACTTCTTACACAGTAACTATTGGTGCTGGTGGTCTTGGCGAATATGGTGCAGTCCAATCAACTAATGGAAGCAACTCTGTTTTTAGCACCGTTACATCTATTGGTGGTGGTCGTGGTGGTGGCTATGTCCAAGGCAGTTTATTTTACTCACCAAATGTTGGCGGTTCAGGCGGTGGTGGTAACTACAGCGGTTCTGGTTCAGGTGCAGCAGGTACGGCTAATCAAGGATTTTCAGGCGGTAATGGACAAGGTGGTTATGATGCAGGTGGCGGTGGTGGTGGCGCTGGCGCAGTAGGTGGAAATGGTACTGGTTCTGAATTTGGTAGCGGTGGTGCAGGTGGCAATGGAGTTGCAGTGTCAATTACTGGTTCATCGGTAACTTATGGCGGTGGTGGTGGCGGTGGTAAATACGCCAGTGGTACTGGTGGTACAGGCGGTACTGGAGGAGGTGGAGCGGGTACGCTTAACAATGTTAGCGCAGGTAATGGAGGCACTAATACAGGTGGTGGTGGCGGTGGTTCAGGTACGAATAATATTCCTGCCGACTTTTTTGGCGGCAACGGTGGTTCTGGAATTGTTATAGCGCGTTATTCAGGAGAACAAAAAGCAAGCGGTGGTATAGTTACTTCATCAGGTGGAAATACAATTCACACCTTTACAACTTCAGGAACTTTTTATACTGCTTGGGGAACTGCTAAAGCAACTGGTGGAGATATTTATACAGATGGCACTCATTGGTATCATGCATTTAGAAGTTCAGGAACATTTACACCTACAAGTTCATACAGCGCTGACATTTTAGTTGTTGCTGGTGGAGGCGGTGGCTCGGGCTTTGGTGGAGGAGGTGGCGGTGCTGGTGGTTTAATTTACGGTACTCGTTCATTAACTGCTACTGGGTATACAGTTACCGTTGGTAACGGTGGTGCTTGTGCTGCTAACAATGGTGCTAATGGCTCAAACGGAGCAAACAGCGTATTTGATGCATCGGGAACCGCTTGGACTGCTAACGGCGGTGGAGGTGGCGTGCATGTTGGTGGTACTGGTGCAGGTGGTGGCTCAGGTGGTGGAGGTGGATACAATTCATCTAGCGGTGGTAGTGCTAATCAAGGCAGTCCTTCTGGTGCAACTGGATATGGTTCTGCTGGTGGTGGTAACACGGGAATTGGAGCGCCAACCTACGCAGGAGGCGGCGGTGGTGGTGCAGGTGGAGTAGGTGGAACGCAAAATGGTTCCGCTAATTCTTCTGCTGGTGGTATTGGTCGTCAATATCAAGCATTTGCTGACGCAACTTCTACTGGCGACCAAGGATATTACGCTGGTGGTGGTGGTGGTAGTGCTAGCACTTTTGCAGGATGCCAAGGTGGACTTGGTGGTGGAGGCTTTGGTACTTACTTTCCAGCCTGGCAGCCAGGTAAAAATGGAAGAATAAACACTGGCGGCGGTGGTGGTGGTGGTGGTAATGATGTCCAAGTCGCTGGCAATGGCGCAAGCGGTGTAGTAATAATAAGATATGCAATCTAACAAAGGGGATATATGAGTAATGTAAGTAAAATAAAAGAAACTAAACCAACTCAATGTTTTAGTTACGAGGTTAATATGTTGGTACATATTATTGCTGACAATGAAACAACTGCTAAAGCCCAACTTGATGAAAAGGGCGGAATAGTAACTAAACGTGATGTTAAGTTAGTAAACACAGCAACTCTATACGGAGAAAGTAAGGATAAATAAATGGGTCACTATGCAAAAGTAGAAAATGGTGTAGTCACGCAAGTAATTGTGGCTGATGGACCAGACTGGTGTGAACAAAATTTAGGTGGTGAGTGGGTTCAAACCTCTTACAATACATTCGGTGGAGTTCATTCAGGCGGTAAATTCCCTATTCATAAAAACTATGCAGGTGTTGGATATACATTTGATGGCATTGGCTTTGCTGCGCCTCAACCATATCCGTCTTGGATAAAAAATTTAAACACATATTTATGGGAAGCCCCAGTTGCTATGCCTGATGATAACAAGTTATACACATGGGATGAAGCAACAACCTCTTGGGTTGAAGCACCAGCACTTTAATTTTAACTATTTAACGGAGGTGTGCCTTGGCGGGTCGTGATATTACCGAAGGTCGTTCTAGTAGGGCGATTGCGGTTGACTTAGGTATTGTATCGTCTTCTGCTACTTGGCAGAACACGGCAGAAGCATATGACATTGCTATCGGTGGCTTGCCATTTTTCTATGCCATCTCAGATGCAAGACCATATCGTCGACAGACTGCACCATTTCGTAAAGACCAATTTGATAATGGTTCAGAACCAGGCGAGCAATCACTTACTGGTTGGTGGATTCGTTCTCAGTCTTCTTTTCATGGTGGAGCAGGCATTAAGTTCTATGACCCATCTGCTGGTGAAACAGTTGCACATAGATTTACAGATAGTGACAATGTAGATGTTTGGACTAAGGGACAAGTAACTCTACTTAAAGAGACAGCCAACCTTAGCGGTGTGACTAGCGGTATATATAAATCTTTATCTATTGTAGATGGTTCTACAAATAAACTGCTTGGTTGGATTCCAGCAAGTACGACTATTAAAAATTACACTCCTAATGGTACTGCCGTTGAATATACACACGTAACTAGCATAGGTACACCTTTAGATACTGCAATTCTTGATATTGCTACAGATGGTATTAATCTTTTTATAGCAGACAACGACCATATTTACACAGGCCCTATTTCTACACCTGCTGCTGGATACTCTCGTTACTATTCTACTGGTAGTGAAAAGGTTATATTGGGTTG